ATTAATTTTCGAGGATCTCTTTCCGGATCTCCTTGAGCATACCCAGGCTCAAATGTTTGGTATGGATATAGTTGGTATGTATATCCAATACTAGGAAATCCTTGAGGAGTTCTACTAATATCTGTTGCTCTTACTCCTGAAGCAAATCTACCTGTTCGATAGTTTAATGCAGGATCTCCCATATTTTTTGCAACTACACTAGGAAGTTGCTGATTTAATATTCCTAAAAAAGTTGATAAATTAAACTGAGATCTCTTAGCTTTCCTAACTCTTGCAGGACTTGCTTTTGATTTTTTTACTCTTTTCTTTGAAGTTCCTGCAACTATTGTTTTAACTGGTGCAGGAGATCTCTTTGGTTTTTTTGTCTTTTTTGTAGCTGTAACATTCCCAGCTTTTGTTAAATTACTTACTACTGTATGAGCCGTTAGCTCTAATGAGTCCTCTTTTAGAGATTTGCTACCCTTTCTTCCCCACCAGTCTTGCTTAGACGCCCACGAAGATATAGCTTCTTCTAACTTTGGTTTAATAAGTTTCCAATCATTTGGCTCACTTCCTCCAAAGTTTTTTCGATAGCTAGCAATGTCCACTGAAATTAAGTAGTCTTCTTTAATTGATACATTTAAGTCTGAATCCGTTTGAAACATTAAATCAAAATCTCCAAACATATCTCTTAAAGATGTTATTTCTTCAGAAACCATAAAATTTGAAAAATATTTTGTAGTTCCTAAAAAAGCAAAAGCTTTAGTTAACTGCGCAGACCCAATTGTGGTTCCTTTATGGTGTATTTCTATACCTGTTTTGAACTGTCCTACTTGACTAGCTTGTGCTGCGGTACTAAACTCCATTCCAGGATTTTGTTGGACAAGATCTTGTGCATCTGTTAAACTTTTATTAAATCGTTTTAACTTTCTATTAACATAACGAACTCCGGTCTTTTTAATAATATCTAAAGGTACTTGAGAGTTTTTATCGCTTGTATAAACTACTACATTTCCTTTTATGCTTCCTGGTGCAAAATAAGACTTAGTCTTAGGGTTTCTTAAATGATTTTCTAAGTCTTTTATTGCTGCTTTAGCTGCGAAACCAAAAATCTTCCAACCTTTTGGGTCAGGTAAATCTGGACTCTTTTCTAAAACTTTATTATACGAATCTTTATAGGCTTCTTTAATATTGTCCAATGTAATTGTAACAATATGCTTATTTCTTGTAAGCTGCTTTCTAGTGCTTTTTCCATCAGCTACTCTAAAAACTTCTTTTAATAGTTTTTTTGTAAGCTGTTTTGACATTAATAAGTTTTATATAAATCCAACACACGTTTAATGTGATCTGGAAATGCTGGATTATTTCTCATGCTTGTGCTACCTTGATTTTGTATAGTAGCACCTGCAAGAGTTTGTCTTTGTTTATGTTCGTCTTTTAAGTAGTATGTAATTAAGTCGTATACTGCAAGTTTTAAATCCGCAGGCACTGCTGAGTATCCTGCGGTATATACCACTTTTACAGATCCTGGACCACGGTGCCAGTTTCTATAGTACCCACTGCCATTTGTTCTATATAAAGAATCTGTAGCACTGTCTAGATAATAATCATAATTACCTGTAGTAAGAGTAGTATAGCTTTCATTATATGAAGCGCGCTCTTCTACAGAAGTAATACTATTTACGGGACTCTCAGTAAGCTGTACTATATGAGTGTCGTAATTTACATTTATATATTCTGTTTTTTCAGTAGAGTAATAGTCTACAAGACTATTGCCACAATAAGTTTTTACTAATTGACTCACAGATGGAATTAAAGACTCGATACGCAAATCCTCTTTTGGAGATTGAATACCCTCAGCAGTTTTATATTCTTCTAATGTGATTAAGTTAGCCATAAGTAAATTAGTAAAAACTTAGGGGGAGAAGCCTCCCCCTAAGATCCATAGCTAGTTAGCTATTAGGCGTATGCCCAACGTACTGAAGGAACGTTTGAACCAGAGTTCGCGAACAGTTCGTTAAAGCCCAGAGACTGAGCAGCAACGATCACGTTACGCTGTTCCTTAGTGATGTAGTCTGTTTCGATTGTTACACCGCGCAGACGTGGAATCACATAGTTTCTCATATTTACAGCCAGAGCTGCAGTAGTAGTTGGTGAACCAGCAGAGCCCAAGTTATAGGCCAGCTGATCAGTAGCAACTACTGGAGAACCAAATACTGAACCCATTACACCAGTGATCTTCGCTGCCAGATCGTTACCAACTTCATTTACATCGGTAAAACCTGTAGCATCAATCAGCTCGTAGTAAGCATCTGTAGGTACGATGTACGCTACGTCAGCAGGATTCAAGCCATACTTACCCATTTCCTTACGCATTGCAAGAAGGTTAGCAGGGGTTACTTCACCACTACCTGAAGCGTCAAGCGCAGTCAGAGCGGATGCAGTTGCATAACCATTGGTGTCGTCTGTGCCAGAAGCACCAACAAGACCAGTAGTGAACCCACCAGAGTTACCAACAAGGATAGCCTTATCGATAGCAATAGCGTGTGCACGTGCAAGTGCGGAAGTAATCATCGGAAGAATTGATACAACGATTTGCTCGTCAGTATCATTCGAGATGAATGTGCTTGAAATCAGTCTATGCGCCTGAAGAACAACACGACCTACGTTGTAGTTGTTGTCTGAAGCACCTGCTTCTTCCAAGTTGTTAGCTGCAGTTTCTGCACCAGCAGAGCTCCAGTTAGCAGGCTCAGTCTCAGGAGCCAAAGGCAGTACAGTCGCACCAGATGTTACGTTAATTTCACGGAACAATGGAGCAATCTTCTGCTCTTGACGTACTTCTTCTTCAAAAGCAGAAGAAACGCTTACGTCGATACCAGCAGATGTGGTAGCATCATAAGTGATTTCAGCTTTTTCAAGAATTTCTTGGCCGTAAGAAGTATCCCAACCCTTACGAGTGATTTTACCAAGAATGTGAGCATTAAGAAGGTCTTTAGCATGAGCCTTAAGATCACCAGCCTTACGACCAGAAAAATCTCGCTTGCTACGACGCATCGCTTCAAGCTCATCAGCTTTCTCCTGAAGCTCTTTCTTGTATCGGTCGAGAACTTCTGCAGTATCTGCATTGCTCGCTTCCATTTCTTTGCGAAGGTCTTCGACAAGACGCTCCGCACCAGTTTCAACACCGACACGAATCGCTTGCTTAGTTTCAGCTTCAGCAGCTTCTTTTTGAGCTGCTTCTTCTGCTGCCTTCTGTGCTTCAGCTTCCGCTGCAGCTTTTTGCTCGGCTTGCTTCATAGCGATAGTAGCGGCAGTTTCCTCTGCTACTTTTTTCGCAAAAGCTTCCAAGTCGATTTTCTCATCAGACATATCTGTCTCCTTTTGCGTGGATTGAGTATCCACTTCTTCCGGTGTGTCACTAGCTACACTAGATGCATTAACATCTTCCTTAGCCAGAGACTGACCGGCTAGATCGACACTATTTATGAAAGTTTTCTTAAACTCCTCGTACTCTTCTTGAGAGTCAAAGGACTTAGCCAAAGAAAAAGTAGCTGCTTGATTACAAGGCACAGAAACTACCGAGACCTCAAACAATTCAGCATCCTTAATCATTAATCCGTCGCTTTCCTTTAGATAATCAGCATCCTTGACTCGAAAACCGACGGAAAAAGCTCCAAGGATACCTTCTTTAACTAATTCACACACGTTGGCGGGAGCCGACTTGCTAATTTTAGCTTCTAGCTCTAGCCCGTTGTCTGTTACCTTAAGTCCCGTTGCACGACCAATAGGACGATCGTAGTCATGATTGAAAAGAATAATAGGATTCTTTTCAAAGTTAGCAAGACCGCCTTTATTCCAGGCTTCTGCAGCGATTACATCGCCTGCTCTATCGGTATCTGCGGTACTTGCCATACCACGAATAACAACAGAGCCGTCTTCAACTTCATGAGACTTAAAGGTAGAAGTTAAGTTAAATATTTTATTCATCAACCTTACCTTTCTTTGCTGTAGTTACAGTCTTCGCCATAGGTATATCTATTTTTGGCGGTTTTGGTTTTTCAATTACAAACTCATTTACCTCTAAATCAGGCTTCTTATTTGCAAGTTCCCAAAGTTCTGGTTGTTCGTTCTCTATGAGCATTAAAGCTCTGTGCCAAGATCCTGCGATTCTATTAATCTCTTTTAGAGTAATCATTCTTGGTCTTTGAGGATGTACTCCGTATTCTTTCTGTGTGGGTACTTTTCCTATTTCTGCAAGAAACATTCCTAAGTCTCTTGCTAATCTTCGCTTCTGTCCTCGTGTTGCTGCCATTAGTCCTCCTGTGACTCTTCTGGACGACCCCCTTCCGAAGGGTCTGCGGCACTACCCGCTATATTTGCTGGTATTCTTAATTCGTCCTGCCCTTCGATAGGATCATAGCCAAGCTGTGATCTAGCTTCATTTGGGCTAAGTATTCCTGCATTTACAAGAGATTGATAGTATTGTGACTGATCTCTTAGTTCTGGTTGAAGTGCAGGAATTCCAGTTACATCTTCTCGAATAACAAATCCAAAGTATCTGCTAAACGCAAAATTCATTTTACGAACTATTGGGAGAACAGTCTCCAAGTAGTATAAGCGCATATTGGGACGAATATTAGCATTGTTTCCTGAATCCAATAAGATGGGAGGTACTCCAATAGCTTTAAGTATAATCTTCTCATTTTCAGTGATTGCATTTGTAAAGTCAAGCTCTCTAAAGTTTACATTTGAAATCTTGTCAACTTCTAAGCCACCATCTAAAATAAGAGGTCTTCGACCTCCAGAGTCTGGTCTATAACGAATAGACCAAGACTGTAGCATTCTTTCTTTGATCTTTTCTGAGAGAGTGTTTGGCGACTTGAGTACAAGGCCTGGAACTGCTCCATTCTTAAAAAAGTTGTCTTGAAAAGATCGCATATTTGCCATCAGTTCCATAGTACGAACTGCTGGCTTTAATCTTGAAACTCCTCGATAAATATCATGAAAAGAGTTTTCTTTTATATGTATTACTTCGTCCGGGCCATAGTCCACATCATTGTAAGTATATTTTTCAATATAAGTTTTACTGTCTGCGTGAATTGTTACGTTATCGGCAGGTAGGTGATATAGATGTGCGCCATCGAAATATACAAAAATATTACCATCAAGAAGATAGTCTGTAATAAGGTTTCGCTTGAAAGTGCTTATGTCCTGAAACAGGTTTGGCTCTGTGTTTAACAGAGTAGATACTTTTGCTCTTTTTACTCCCTTTACAACTCCAGAAAAACCTTCCTGAGTTACTTCTAACGGAATTTCAGCAGTGTCGTCAACTACAATGTTTACGGCTCGGTTTACGATTTCAAGAGTTTCATAATACCTTTCGTAACGTGTTGTAAATTCTCTAGAAGACTGCTTATCGGAACCCAAGTATTGTTGGATAGGATTCAGCTTCTCTTCGACTTCTTGAGGCTGCTGTCTGCCCAAGAT